AGAAAGAGTATCAATAACAAGACTTCTAATATCATCTGTAATTCTACTACTTATTTCAAAGCCTAAATTAACTTTAATTTTTGGCTGTGCCACAATTTTAACAAACAAATCTATTGCCTCATTTAGCTTCCAATCAATCTCAGGGACTTTTAAATTCCTGTATTGTTCAGAGTCTATCTTATTAAGCTTTTGCTTAAAATCATAATGCATTTCTCTAATGTTCATCTCTCTTGTGTTTTAGAATTATGAAAACTACTTATTCAGTTTATCCAAAATGGACACTTTCATATTCTGATTCTGTGGGTCTTTGAACCACTCAATGGTACTTTCAAAGTCAAACCCTATTTTATCACTTAAATAAAATATTGATGTTCCTTCTTTTGTCAGAATGTTTCTGAAGATTGCTTCTAAAACAGCACCTCTGATAGACAATTCTTTTTTGTCCATTTGAGCTTGCATTATAAAATCATCAGTTCTGTTGTTGACAAGTTCATCAATTTCTATGTCAATGAAGTCTTGGCTCATGTTTCTTACACTTTTTCCAGTCAAGATTTGTACAATGTTGGCTTGAGAAGATTTATCCAACTCATAAGAAAGTTTTACAGCTTTCTTTTTCTTTTGGATTTTTGTAGCCTTGATTCCAATCTCTTCAGATTCATCATAGATTACATGTGTTGCTTCAGGAAACAATCCTTCATCATACTCTTTCTGACTATTAGCCACATACTTTGAAGCTTTCATCACTCTTACTTTAACAAATTCTAATGCTTTTGAATCATCAAGAATCATAGTTGCATTTTCCAACTTTATTCTTCCCATTTTAGAACCCCAAAAAGGGTGGGAAGAGTCTTGATTGAAAGTATTAGAAAGGTCTACACCTAACTTTTTGCCGTACTTCTCAGCTTCTTCTTCAGTTAAGCCAGTAGCATAACCACCTAAATTGTGGTCATACAATGCTTCAATTGTGTGTGGTTGAGTGAAAGCTTCTTTACCTTCTTTCCCATGCCATCTTGGTATATCCAATGGTCTAATTTCAACTAATGCCATAATACTTGTTTTTAAATTAATACATTTATTTAATTGGGTCATGCTTTATTCATAATGTATGTTAAGGTGTATGTGGGGAGAACTCAATCCCCCCTGCATACTTGTAATCAAACCAGCAACATACCCTTATTTTGCTTGAGGTTTTGGTCTAGGTTTTTGACCTGGAACAAAAGGTTTTGGTTTCCCACATCCACATCTCATAGCTTTTTATTTTTAAGACTAATAAAAACTCTACTCTAGTTAAAGAGTAGAGTTTTTTAATAGCCTCCTAGTTTCTTGAAAGGATTAACTCCCCACATCTACCAACATCTTCTACGTGCATACCTGACATTTTCTCAACATGCATTTCATAGTAGTTACCAGAGTGGCTCATCAATTTACCATCATTTGGTCCATAAGGATTAGTCAAACCTGCAACATATCCTAGTTTATAAGATTTGTTTTTGTTGACAATTCTACAGTTAGATGATTTTCCACTTCCTGAGAAGTCTAAGAATGTGATTCTTTGAGACTCTAAAGGATATCCTGTAACAGGGTCAAGTTCAAAGTTAATCTCTCTATCATCATACAAAGGATTGTGAACTAAAGTAAGTTCAGCACCATTTGCCATTCTATATTTCACGAATTGATACCCTGCAGAAAGTGCATTGGTATTGTATTCAGATGAAGTTTTTTGCATAAACAAATTGTCTACAACTTGGATAAATCCAGTTTTGGAAGCCCAATCTTGTATAGCATTGTGGAAGCCCACCATTCCATACTCTCCTGAGTAACCACTAATTTGTCTTTGAGCACCTGGTTTAACTCTTGAATAGAAAATACCCATTAGGTATTCTTCAATAAGTTTAGCAGACAAGAAAGAGTATCTTTGGATATGAGAATCCTCCAATTGTTCTTGTAATCCAGGACCTGTTCTTAATGGTCTACCATTAGCTGAAAGAACAGTTTCAGTACTTCTTGAGTACCAATATCCTCTTTCAATTTCTCTGTACCATTGTTGCCAGTATTCTACCTCAGCATATTTAACCCAACTATCATGGTATACACCATTGCTATCAGGAATTTTCACTGCCAATACTTCATCATGAGCATCTCCAGTTACTTTATATTTTTTTCTGAATCTTGACATTCTGTTTTCCATTGTTACAGGCAAGCTGTATTGGGTACTACCAGATTGTGTTTCAGCTTCAGAATATTGAGCATACAATTTACCCCATTGTGTACCAGCTTTAAAGTACACTGCAGGTACAGAAGCTTGTGGGTTATCACTCATCAAACGAAGTACATAAACTGTACCTTTTCCTGATGGGATTCCTTCTTCTTGCACACGACATTGGTATTTTTTGTTGGTTGTACCAGGACTAATGATATCCCCAGGCTCATACCAATTCTCATCCAATTTCAACTTAAAAGTTGAACGGAAGCCACCTTGAGCAGTTGATACACCCATAGCATCTAAAACCACAAGTGGTCTAGTATTAGCTCCTCGCATATCCCATTCCCAAGTGCTTGAGTTGGTATTTTCTTGTCTTCCCTCTTTAATAGCCATCGCTGTAAAAGGGTTATCTGAATACATTTGAGCAGTAAACAACTGACCAATTTTAGATTCAAATTTGTCTGGCTTTGCAATTAATGCTTTACCCAAGTGATTGAGTTCAGTCATGTTTGCATGCCAAGGCATCTGTTTGGTAATTAAAGCACTACCTACAACTCCATTAGCCATAATTTCTGTTTTTAAAATTTAAATTTTTAAAAGAAGTCTGCTAAACCTCTCTCTCTAGTCTCTGCTTTTCCTGAACTAATAGGAGCAACAGTTTTTTGTCTTTGTAAATCATTTTTAGCTTTTTTTGTTTGTTCAGTAGTCTTAGCAGCAACTACATCACTCACATCAAAATCATTACTCAATAATTTAGCCAGAATTAACATTTTTCCTTTGTCTGCTAAAGCTGTCCTAAGCTTTTGTTGAAAAGGAGTAACATAAAGATTCTTGCCTACCTTTATTGATGGTTTAGTAATAAAAGAGTGTAAACTTTTTTTCTCACTTGGAGTAAACTTAAAGTTGTCTATCTCATCAGTATTATCTAATGTTTCTTGGACACTATCTATAAATTCTTTTCTTTTGGCTTCAGCTGCTTTAGCCTCTGCTTTAGACTGAACCTGTAGATTCTCTTTAGCTTGTTCTTCTCTCTCTTTAAGGTCTGTATCTATTTTAATAGCATACTTCTCTAATTTTCCACTAGTTTTAAGCCACTCAATCCTATCATCTACATCTTCGGAATCTAATCCCTCAATATTTTTGTAGTAATATCTGCTAACTCTCTCTTGATGAGCTTCATCATCTAAGTCTCCTGTTGGAATTTCTGTAGTTGTTCCATAAGTTTTAAGAAAATCAGCAGTTGACCCACCATTCTTTTTAAACTTAAGGAAAGCTGCACCATCCTCATCGAGTTCCTTCATAAAACCTTCAAGAGCTTCATCTACCCTAGCTTCTATTTCTAAATCCTGTAATTCAATGAACTTTTCTCTATCAAGAACTGCACCTTCTTCAAGGTCAGCTTGAAATATTCCTCCCTCTTTCATTTCTGCATAGAGGTCCTCATATATATTTTCTTTAGCAGGTTTTCTAGTAGATTCCAGATTTAAACTAGTTTCTTCACCTTTATCTTCTACCTCTTCTTCATCTCCAAAGAATGATACTTCATTCTTTCCTGAAGGTTTACCTTCTTCATTATCTCCTTCATCATCCTTTTCAATCTTGACTACTTCAAGGATTTCTCCTACTTCATCTTTTTCAATTGCTGAGTTCTCAATACCAAAGAAATCCCCTGGGTCATCCCATGAAAAATCTTGTAATGTCGCAGCTTTTTCCTCTTGTCCTGGGGTTGCTTTTTCTGTTGCCATAACTTTGTTCAAATTTAAGGTTAAATATTAATATAATTTAAGTTTAAAACTTAATAATTTCAAAATAGTTCCTTATAGCTATTTCTAATTATTAGAGCTTTTTGGTTGAGAAGCTTTCTTTTTTTCTATAGCTAACTTCTCTTTATCATATTCTTTCTGGTGTTCAAATTTATTTTCATCAAGATTTTGTTTTCTCATTTTCAAATCAGCATCTACTCCTTTTTGGTACACTTCCATAATATCAGGTGTGCCATCTTTATCAAGGTCTTTATCTTCATTAAATCCTAGAGATAATAAAGCTTGTTTTTGTAAATCAAGTTGTCCTTTAGCATCAATTTCCATAAGAGAAGTTTCTCTATCATAAGCTTTAAGTTCCATTTCATGAGCTCTAGTGGCTTCTTCATTCTTACCTTGCTCTTGTATAGCAGCAACTTGAGATTGTTGAACTTCTTCTCTTTTTCTTGACTCAGCATCCATAAGTTGTTCTTCAGCTTCTTGAGTTCCACCAGCTCTTACTACTTTGATAACATCAGATAAATTAATAGTCTGAGCCTGCATTGCAGCATGTGCCATATTTTTAACTAATTCAAAAGCTTCATGTGCTTTGGCTGTATTTGAAATATACAATCCATAACTAGACCCATCTAATAACCCAGCATCAATAGTCAACATATGTTTAGACATATCATCTAAACCATAGGATACTACTTCAGTGTCTTTTTCTGAATAAGAAATTTTACATTGTTCTACTAGTGCAGTTAGAACATTTCTTTTTACATAATTATGTAAATCAAAATAAGGTTCTAATATATCTGTAGAGGAAGAAACATTTTGTTGAGTGTTTGCTACAGAAGCTGAGGTTGCAATTCCTCCTAACATTGAATCTTCAAGACCAACTGATTTACCACATTGTTTGTCAATGTAATCTGCAAGTTCAATATATTTTTGAATATCTGAGATTAAAGACATATTAATCTCTTTAGCCATATTGGTTACATCAAGACCTTTATTTCCTTCTTCATTAGGATTAACCCATCCAATTTTAAGAGCCTCTGCATAATATAACCATTTCTCAATGTCTATACCTGCTGACCTTGGAATAGCATTAATATTCATCAGCATCAATTTACCCTTATCAGAAGCTAGGAGGAGTTCCAATCTATACATTATAATGTTGTAATAGTATTGCCAAACCTTCATTCTATCCATAAGAGAAGTAACCTCTGAGTTAAGATTATCAAAAGATGCACCAAGATATGGTAACTTACATTGAAACATATTATCTAAATCTTTAAATTGACCTTGTACTGGTCTCATAAAAACATAGACATCATTCATTAAATTATAAGTTTCATATACTTCAGGAATCCATTCCCATTCAACCTTAACATCTCCTAGACTTTTATTGAGTTTATAGTCTTCAGAAACTTGAGTCATTTTTTCTTCTCCT